TTGCCCCGCTGAGTTAATATAAGCCGCCCGACACCCCCCGCCCGCGTTCACGAGGCAAGGTCCAGCCACTCCGCGCAACACTCATAACACATTACCACGCGACGCACGACGGCCAGAGCTCGCGAGAACGATACCGAGGTAACAAGAGCCACGCCCGGAGACAAAAACTCCCATACAGACCACTACACACCACGTTATACAATAGTCCACTTTTTTGGACGAAAAAATAACCGCGCCACTGGGGGAATGTAGCGCGGTCCTATGAGCGAGGAGAAATATGTAAAGACTCGCTCGGAATAATTGCGATACAAAAAACTGAAAAAACTCTCGCAATTTAACTCTTAATTAATTTACCGTTTTTGAGTAACTTTAACATCTTTAAATTTTGGCTCGGCGTTCCGGTATAATTTTTTATACCGTTTGCTTTTGCGATTTTCGCTCTGTGAGCTTTTGATACATCTTTAACACCGACGGAGCTCAGAGCGTCAACAATCGAAATAGAGAGCCCTTTATACTTAGGATAGTATGAGACTTTTTTATCGTCGTTAATTGTGATTTTAGAATACTCTATCCACGGACATTTACCCCAGCGAGCCCAGCCACGCTCTGAGAGTTTAGTTTTAACGACACCGTATTTATGCCCGCGCGCCTCTATAACGTAACCGCTACCGATATATACTCCTACGTGACCGTCCATAAATACGAGGACTCCGGGCTCGTCTGGTATAGTATTAATTTTGCCTTTAATCTTGCAAACGTCATACATACCGTTAGCGCTCACGTCCTGAGAGCTTTTATATTTAGGTTTACTCGTTGGAGTATCACTCCATAAATAGCCTTTAATGAGTCCTACACAATCGTGTACTCTCTTGCCGAGCTGGTCCTTAGGACAGCTCCATTGATACTGAGCTGGATATTGTCTCTTTTTATAGTTGTATAATGATTTTGAGCTCGTTTGTCCGTATGTTCCGTACCAGTAAGGCTTACCGAGTTGAGCTTTACAATATTCAACAAGTCCCTTATTAGTTTTACTCATAATTATTACCTCCTTTTATGAGTTTGTCTGTGAATAGTCACCAAAATGATTGTATTTATGCCAGAGTGTTACACCGCTTGCAAAAATATTTTTTAATTTGTTTTCGTAATCTGCCGGACCGTCACACGATAAATTAATATTATCGGCGCATTTTATATAATTCCAGTTAGAGCGCGTATTAAAATAGCTTGTCGGGTTGGCGTGCTTTTGAATAGTATATCCAAACATATCGAAAAAGTTATCTATACTCTCACACTCAGAGCGAGTCGGGCTAATTTCGTACCAAGTTAATTGAGCTCTGCCTCCGGTAATTCGGAGGAGGTCTCCATTATGCCCTATGTGTTGCTCCTTTTGTCCTATCTGGTCAATAGCTTTTACTAAGGACGTAACAGCACCGCCGGCGCCTGATATAATAGCCGTTGGGTTTCCTGACATCATACCCGCCGTAACACCTCCGAGAGAGCCCAGAACAGCACCGCCAGCACCGATAGTATTAATAGCTTTATTAAGACCTGTATTCGCGTCATAACCTACGCGACGCTCTGAGTTATACGATACCTCGTCATATGAATTGACAATATCAGCATAGTTAGAAATATGCCAGTTATAACCGCCTGTTGACATTGTTATACCTGATAACCTTATAACCGGCGTACCTGTAAATAACTCCGGTTTAAATGATTTTTGCATACCGGTTTTATTTGCGAGCACGTAACCTCTACATACACTTGTTAATAATTTTTTATTTCGCGGAGTGTAACCGTTTGCAAGTGAATTAGAGTTAATAGTAAGTGTTACGTCAACGTTGTTACGGCGGTTATCCGCAAAATTCGCGTTGCCTCCGTCCGTGATATATGCCTCTTTTAGCCATAACGGAATAGCATACAGTCCGAGGAGCTCGTCTCTGTGGTCCTGAAAATCAGCGAGCGAGCCTATATCTGAGATAGCGCTAAGTCCTGTTAAGTCGTTCCAGCCCGTGACAGTTGAAATACCACCGCTAAATATACCCTGTATAATTGCTTTTAAAACGTCTTTTCCGTTTTGTGTAAAGTTGTCAACCGTATCGTCTAACATTTTAGAAAAGTCTTGTAAAACGTCGTTTATACCTTTACGTCCGTACATTTCGAGAACGGCGTCAATTTCACTTTGAGACTCGATAAAACGGCCGTACTCACCGTAAGTATTATTAGTACCTATACCTTTATAGTCGTATTTACCGGTAGCGCTGTTATAATAACTCGCCATATGGAGCACCCAGAGCGGAGACCATTTGCTCGACTCTAAAATATCTTGTATTTTATGCTCGTATTCGAGTGGAGCGCTTATAGGCTCTGGTAAGTAATTTGTGTTAGCGTTGTCGGCGCTTTTAGATATGATAGCACGCTCTATGTAACTTTGATAAAAAGTAGTTGTATAATAGTACATCTGAAAGACGTCAATCTCAATATATATCCTCGTTGTATTCGGAGCTATATATTCATAATTAGTAACAAAACAACAATACATAGTGTTAGATATATCACTATCATTTTTATATGCTACATAGTTATACTCCTCTACGTTTTGGAGCTTGCCCGCAACGTCAATAAAGTTATTCGGGTTATAATAAATAACATTATTTTTTAATTGCGTTAAATGACTCGTCATAAAATTATTACGAGCGCTCGCCGAGTCGAAAAGCATAACGTGCTTATAATCGTTGCTCCATTTAACGTTACCGGCGTATAGAGTACCGTTAGGCGTTCCTGATTTATAACTCATATATCAGCACCTCCTACCATATCCGCATAAATAAGTTATTGAACGACATTACAAAATCAGTAATTATGTCAAGCTGGAGCTCTAAATATTTTTCGATACGGTCAAACGCGTTTACCGTTCTCAGAGTCTCTGAGCTCTCTACGTGTTTGGACGTTCCGCTACCGTCTGACGTGTTACTTGACTCTGATTTATTACTCGTCTCGGACGCGTTACCGGCGTCCATATAGTTAATACTGTTAAACGAGCTCGCGTTTTCTATATCCTGAGGGAATTGTGACGTTTTACTTTTGCCTGTTCCTGAGCCTGAGGCCTTAGTCGTTGCTTTTGCTGTGTCCTCGTGTTCCTCGTCAAGTTGTCGGTTTACCGTTGTCTTATCTCCGAGGGTTAAATCAGCGTTTTTGAGCTCCTCAATCGCTTTATATTTGTTATAGAAAATAGGAGCTTTAATCTTTACGTCATTCTGTAAGGCTAACATAAATAAGTCAATATCTAAACAAAAAATATTTTCTGTAAGATAATTAATAATAAACTTATTCTCGAAAAGCTCTTTAAATTTTTCGTCGCCCTCGTAATCGAAATTAAAGAAAATCTCGCGCCCGCGCTCAATCTTTTTTGGAGTGTTAGCGTATACGTCGTCGTTATACGGCTCACCGTGTGAGTTAATATTAATTATTGATTTAAGCGAGATACTATACTGTGACATTTTCAGCACCTCCCTCCATATCGTAGAGACCGTTAGTATTAAAGTCTTTAACGTCGCACCACGTATTTATATTAAATTTTCTCTTAATCTCGTCGCACGCCTCCTGACGCGGTATGAGCATAGAGTCAAAGTTTAATTTTACAAGTGTATTGTTTGAGTTTACCTCGTCGGCGGTAATACCGCTCTCCTTGTTTACATTTTCGTTATTAATTCCGATAGCTGTTAAAAGCTCGGCAATTTTTCTCTGCTGTAAATCTTGGAGACGGTCAGCTATAAACGGAGCGCTAATATTGAGCGACTGTACGGCGTTCTGAATGTTAAAATCTGATTTAGCGAAGATATAACGCTCTCCGGTCTCTATCTTCTCAGCTATTTGCTCCATAGATAACTTAGCTTTATCGTCCGGACTCTGTAAGATAACCGGCAATTTTTGCGACTCAACGTTTAAATTAATTGCGTCCAGTATATTTGAAATATCAATAGCATATTTAAGCACCGTTATATTAGTCGGATACCAGAGTTTATTATTCGGAATGATAACAAAATTATCGCTCTCATAATCTCCGATAACCTTATTATAGTCGAAAATATCAAGCGCCTGTATTTTCGTCGGATAGCCGAAAATATTACTCTGACCGTTAACGGTCCGAAAATCACACACTATAAGCCCTTTATCCTTGTCATTTATAACCGCACAACGTCCTTTATAAAAGAGTAAACGCTCTATAAAATCACCGTTTAATTGTTCATTGTCAAGCGGTAACTCCCAGTCAAAAAAGTTAAGACAGAGGTTACTGTATTGCGCGTAATACGGTATAAAGTTACCGAGAGACGTTATAAGCTCCTCCCAGTGTAGCGCCTGATTTTTAGACATTTTCAAAAATTGAGCGCAAATTGCAATATTACGCTCCTTAGGAGTCGGAGTATTACTCATTGTCTTTACCTCCCTTGTCGAGTTCTTTTTTCTTATCTTCAAGCAATTTAATTAAAAATTGCGGTATAGTAACATAATTATTAATATTTTCAATTACGGATATAAACTCAATAACAATAATAAATAAGCAAATTATTTTTGTTATAAAATCAATATTAAAAACAATTTGTAGACATACGGCAATAAGAATAACAGCACAATAGCCTATTATTTTTGGTATAGTTTTACGGAGTTTCTCACTCTGTATATTTTTCTGATAAATTGCTTTTGTGATACCGGTTATAAAATCAAGAATAACAGCAACAAAAACAATTATTAAAATTGTCTGTTGAGCGAGCAATAACTCTTTAATTGTTTCAAGCATAAATTTTACCTCCGAGCTCTGAGCTCCCGCCCTCCTGAGCGAGAGCTCGTTATATTTAACCGATAATATTTGAATTAGTTGAACCGGTCCATTTATTATGAGTATTGACGCTTGATACATAGGTTACAACCTTATTACCGTCTAAATCAATAGCCGTGTCGTCACCGTTAGAATATAACATTGTAGCGCCGAGATTTATAAAAGAGCGATTTAAGTTATATAAAATCGTTGTTGGTCTTGATAGCTGACGGAATAAACAACGGTTAAACGTTGCAATACAATTACGCGCGTAAATTTCACTATCAGTATACCCGCTACCTATCACACCCGCCGGAGCTCTGTTTTCTATCCACATATAGTCAACCGAAATATGACCGCCCTCGATATATAAACCTCCGAGATGTGCGAAACGCTGTGTATAATCAAGTGTATCGTGAGCGTTATAAAAATTACCGCCGTTAATGTAAATAGCTTTATCCGGGCAATTTATAACACAATACTCAATTAAATTACGTGTGAGCGGTCTTATTTCTATATCTTTCCAAGTATGTTGAGCGTTAATGAATAAGAAACACTCACCCCACGTTTGAAATGGTAAACCGTTTGCACCTGTTAAGCCGTTAGGGTTAGATATTTCACGCGTTGCTCCGTCAATGTTTGTATCGCTGTCGGGGTTACCTACCGATATAACACGGATAGAGCCTCCGTATGTAGTAAATACGTTACTTGCTGTCGTTAAACCGTTTACGTAATCAAAAACAAATACTTGGTTATAGTCCCAGTAATTTATACTTTGGTTACTGTGTATACTTGTACCTATATAAATTAAATTATCAATCAAGCTCAAATTTTCAAGCTCGCCGGTCATACACATTGAATTATTAGTTGTTTCACCGATATTGTAAAAACAATCTAATACCTTACTATGTTTATTATACCGGTAAATACCCGCCGGAGCTGTGCTACCTATAAAGATATAATCAGCATTTTGACAAACACCCGCGCCTATCATTGTGTAACTTGTTCCGGCGCTGTATGGTACATAAAATATATCGTATGTTTCAAGATTTTGTACCTGATACTCAGTTGTTAAATCAAATGTATAAATTTGTACCGGACTACCTCCACCTGAGCCTATAAAAGCCCAGAATTTACCGCCGTAATAGTCAACACAAGTAATTCTATCTCTATCGGGGTAAAAGCCGTCTATTGTAAACTCTGTTTCGGGCTGTGAGGGTAAAGAAAAGTCAATAACTACAACCTGTTTTGAGCCAGTCTCTGTTGCGGTCTGATTATACTCAGCGCTAACAGTAACAAAAAATTTATCAAGAGGCTCAATATATCTTATATCGTTTGCGTGTCCTACTGAATAAATTTGATTAGTTACAAATTGCCATTTACCGCCGAGGTACATATAGAGTCTTAAATCGGCGTTATCATTCTTATAATACGCGTTACCGTTCCAAGATACCTTATAGCAACCGATATAATATAATACTCCTTGACGTTTGAACATACAACCGCCTTGACAATATGAGTATAATACATCATTAAAAGTCGTTGAGTTATAAGACTGAGCTCTGAGTGCTACTCTAAACTCTCTACGAGTATCAATCATAAACTCCTTAGGAGCTGACGCCTGAGAGAGTCTTTCGTCAATTAAATTTTCAATAATTTCTCTAAACTCTCCATTTTCGTACATCTCGTCAATGACTCTTGCTACCTCGTCCTTGATAGCTCCGTCAAGGTCAGCGACGAGTGCGTCTACCTTGTTTTTAACATCTTCAAGAGTCGGGTTGATATATTCAAGGTCTTTTAAAGCCTTATGTATGAGCTCCAACGGGAGCGGGCTGTCATTAAAAAAATAAGGGTTAAAAGCCATATTATTACCTCCTTATTAAAATTGCGGACGCGTTACCGCGCCCGCGTGTATGTTATGCTCCTATTAAAGTGATAGTAATACGTCTGCCGTTGACATAATAGAATATAATCGCGTTGCCGGAATTTTCACTTGTAACAGTTACGACTCCGTCCTCTGTTTTCTCGATTGTCATCCAGTCTGTAATTTCAGTTGGTGTTATTGTCTGAGTGTTATCAGTATCTACACCGCCACCGTAAACAATCTCGACGTCAGCGTCAGTCTGGGTATAACTTAACTGTGTACTGTTATCCCCAGTAATAGATATATTATTCGGGGTAATCTTGAACGGCTCCGGCTCGCCTCCGTTTGTGAATACAATACAGTTTGCAAACGGCGAGAGCTGGTATTTAGCCCACCAGTGCTTGTAGTAATTTGTTACAAGAGTCTCTGGGTTATAGAACGTCTCATCAATGTCAAGGTCTGAGGTAAAGTGTAACATACGTCTGTCAAAGATAATAGCGTCAATATCTGTTGTGACGTGTTTATCAAAAACAGTCTCACCGTCAACCTCTTTATAAGCGTCGTAACCGAAATCAATAACCTTGATAATACGCTTCTGGAGCTCTGCTCTTTCAATGTTAAAGAGTGTAGCGAGGAAGTTTACATCAGCGCTATTTATCCAGTTAGCCGTAGCCATAATGTAAATATCGTCTACGTTAGTCCAGCCCTTAAAGTCGCCGTTAGCGCCGGCAAGAGAGCCGTACTTATTATAGAGTGTACTCGGATACTGAAAGCCGTCAATAGCATTTTTAGCGGCTACGGTCCAGTTAGCATAGTTACCGGGCGTTGTCTTTACGTCTGATACAACAAGAGCGCCGGCGTTATAGTTTGCAACGATAGCCTCGAAAACGTGATTGAACATAGAAATCTGACGACCAGACTCGAGGCTCGCGAGCTTCATAGATACATAGTCATTAAAAGTATCATAGCTCTGGAACGCTCCCATCATATCCTCACGAGCGATTGATACCTTGAAAAGCTCCTTGACGTTACGTACATAATAAGCGACTTTATCGTCAAGCATAGCGTATTCGAGGACTTTTTCGGGGTTGAGCGGGTCATATGGTCTCGGAGTAACCGGGTTATTAGATACCTCAGCGCTGTACTCACCGAGCGGGCGTCCGTTGCTTCTAATAAGCTCTGCGAGCGGGTTATTCCATACTCTCTTATCAACCTCAACCTCGAGAAGAGCTCCAAGCAAGATAGAAAATTCTTTGAATACGAGCGGGTTAGTTAAAATAGGCGTTGCTACGTCGCCTATGGGCGACTTATCAGAGAGAGCCGGTACAATGTCCTGATACTCTTTTGACGCTCTGATACGGATAAGATTAAAAATTGACTGTGCTGAATTTAAAGCCATAATATTACCTCCTTATATTTTTCGTTTGCTTTAAATGTCTATATTTTCAATGAGCTCGGACTCTAACTCGGCCTGAGTTTTTTCTTCTACCTCGGCAATTTTATCCTCGGTATTCTGAATAAGACGCTCGGCGCGGTCTCTGTAAATACGTCCGTTCTCTTCTTTGAGTCTCGCTATTTCGTAATCTTTGTCAGTGAGACTCTGTGCCTGTTCGTCAACAATATCCTTTAAGCCTCTCATATCGTCGGCAACCGAGTTACATAACTCTACAACGTCGAGTATAACTCTGCGAGCCTCCTCAATAGAGGTCTCCTCTGTGATACCGTTAAGCAATTCAATAATTCTTTCCAAAGTGTTACCTCCTTAATTATTTATATAGTTTATAATCTTTTGTAGTAGACGAGCTCCCGGTTAAATTTTTGAGTGTCCAAAAAATCGTACTATATATTTTAACCTTATTATATAACAAAAAAAAGCCCACTGTCAAGTGGACTCTTTTCGATTGTAAATTAATATATTGTTTTATTGTTTATGTTCGTATAAATTTAGCCGAAATAGTAACCGGTCAGAGCCTCGTTAATCTCTTCAATGAGAGACTTTTCAAAGCAATACGCCTGATTATAATACTTGTCCGCCTTTTTAGAGTAAAAGCTCGGATATGACAGAAAAGCATATCTCTCCTTTTTACTCTTGTCAACAACAACGGCCGAACAATAAATTATAAATGCGCCACCTATAACGAGTTTAACGCGGTCCTGTTTGTCGTCGCCGTTGTCATAGAGTGAGAGCTCAACCGTCGCGCCGTTCTCGGTCATAAAGTCAGACGAAAAGTCCGGTATAATCTCCTCTGAGCTATTGCTCTTACCTTTGCCTTTTGTGTTCGTTTTCTTAGTCTGTGCCATTTCTTTTTCCTCCTTTATTTTTATTTATTCTTTTGTAAAGAATAGCACATATACAAAATATACTTACGTATATTAAGTAAACAGTAATATATTACCGAGCTCCTCCATTAATAGCATAATTTTTATATTGCTATAAGTTACGGAGCACGTTTTCCTTAATTCGTTTAAATTCTTAATATCATAATAATTATTGAGCCTCATAATCTCAGCCAAAGACATATTTACTATTTTTTCTAAGTCTATAATTACCGTATTGTCTGAGACGTTATCCGGCGTAAATTTTATATCGCCTCGATACCAGCCCAGCCCGAAATAATGAGCTATTGTTCTACGACTCACGCCGTAAAAAGTACAAAGCATATTTAATGCGGTCCTTAGCTCATACTCACTGAGGAGACTCTGGGCGCTGTATTTTCTGAAAAAGTCGTCTATTGAATATATACCGGAGCTCAGACTCTCCGCTTTTACATAGTCAATATCGGATATATGTATAAAATTACCGGCGTTATAAATATAATATGTTTTATACTCTGATTTTAATTGTATATCATATTTTATGAGGTCCTCATTGTCAATCGTGTTAGATATATGTAAATTTTTGTTATATAGCCAGTGATTGACAGCACCCTCAAAGTCAAAGTAATTAAAGTAAAATGTATACTCGCGGTCATTCAGAGTTACACTCTCCTCAATTTCCATATTTGGAGCGAGACGCTCTAAAAGATTAAAAGCGATAGTAACAGGGTTGAGTATATTGTCGGCTATATCGTTACCGAGCCATATTAGCTGTACTTTATTATCTCTCGCTATTGTGCTTGTAATACTGAGAACGTTATATATTTCTGTCATACAGCGAGAGCGTATATGTTTAATATTTTGTATAAGTGGCGTATTCGGTATACATTCCTCCCATACTACATATTTAACGGACTCAAAGCCTTTGTAATATGAGCTCTTGTATTTTTGCGCCAGAGATACGTATAAGCCGTAACAGTATATAAACGTTTTATCGTCCGGAGTCTTAACCTTAATAGCAACGATATTAGAATTAATCTTCTCACTATAAAATGAATAGTCTTTATATTTATTTACGACGTACTCAGAAAGCCAGCTCTCATTAATAAGCTCGTCTTTTTTATTTCTGAGGAGCACGAACGGCGAGCCGTTCAGAGCCTCCGAGAGTAGCTCTTCCTGAGTCGTTGAGCTCTTCCTCCCTTTTCTGTCACTTATCCAGACGTTAATATCATAACCGCGAGAGAGTATCTCTTTTTGTTTTGTCGGAGTTAAATAACTCATTATACGCCCTCCTCAATAATATAAATTAATGCAATAGTCCATAACGTAATAACAGTAACTCCAAAAAATATATTTAAAATCATTGTAACCTCGCCATAGCTAAAAACTTGTTTACTTGCTCCTCGAGCTCTGAGAGCCTGTCGCTGTCCTTATAAGCCGTGAGCATATTTTTTAATTTTTTGCTGGTATCTTGCACGAAGTCAAAAAATGCTCCGCCCTGTCCGTCGTCTCCGCTCTCATAGTGAGTCGGAGTGTCAAAGTGACTGTAAAAGTCCTCTAAAACATTGTAACCGGTTATATCTTTAATTTTACCGGCGAGCTCTTCAAGCTCCTGAGCGTTAAAGTTATACATACGGTTATTAAATACAACGTTTTCAAATAAAGCATTTATCTTAGCTGTTTTACGAATGCTCGTTATAGTGATACCCTCAACCGTTCCAGCCTCCTTCTGAGCCTGTCTGACGGTCTCTCGCTCCGCTTGCTTTTTCTCTTCGATATAATTTATACGCTGAAAAGCGCGCCGGAGCTTGTAATAATTTGCTCTCTCCGTTTTAAATTTATATTGCTCCGGGTTATTAATGTAATTACGTATCTCCGCTACGGCGTTGTCTATCTGTTGTTTTTCAATGCGCGCCTGCTTTATCTGGGCGCGTTGTACCTGATATTCAGCGCCTGTCGGCATTGTCTCCTCATATCTACGCTCGGCGTAATAAAGTTTATTATAAGCATTTTTCTTAATAGCGTTAAGCTGTGAGCGAGCGAGTCCGTCCATTCCTTTTTCAAGTGAATTAATTATCATTTTTGTAGCTATCTGAGCGTTAGCTAACGTTACTTTAATCATTCTTAAAGCCCTCCATATATTTTTCAATAATAAATGCTTTAAACGGAGTTACAATTTTATTATTAAATTCAGCCTCTATAATATCTGTCTTGATTTGCTCAACCGCTTTATCAAGCTCGTCATTTCTTAACGGTCTATCATAACAAAAATATTTTATAGTTGTGAATATTTTGTTATATTCTCCGGTTAAATTTGAAAAAACTATCCAGCCAGAATAGCACGAGACTCCGTACTCATAAAAACCTTTATCACTCCATTTATTAAGATAATAGCATAATTGTTTTGTGTTATATCCCAGTTGTTCCATTATATCAAACGCTATATACGGCTTAAAAATAATTGATAGAACAAAAAACAATTTCTCTCTGTTTTTCATAATACTACACCCTCCTTATATGCTAATATCAGTATTATAGATATTATAAATAATATTATTGATTTTACTCTGGTCATAGTTTTACCTCACTTTCCAAATGGTCAAGTAAATCACGGCAAATATAAAAACCGTTTATTTCACCTTGATACCACCTAACTGTATTCTGTTCGTTAAAATGTTCGTTAATTTCTCCTATTCCGTCGTGTATTAATTCTTGTATAATATTCTGTATCTCCGTAACTGAATATTTTTTATTATTTTGTAATATGGCTTGTAATTCACTTGCTCTCATTTTCTCTACCTCCTAAATATTAATATTAATAAATTCAACGTTTACGCCTCGTAAAAGTTTTAACGCCTCGCGCCAGTCAGTTATATACTTATACTTAACTATACCGTCAGAGTCGCGGTAAATATACGTCGGTATATAATCTACAATAGTATTTTGTAAATTAGAAAAGTATTGAATATACTCATTGACTGAGTTTTTATCGTAGTCCATAAGCACGTAATCAGAGTCGGCGAGCTCTACCATATTAGTACCGGTTATAACTCCGCTCTGGCCGTTCTCGTCGGTCACTGTGATATTATAGTCGTCATTATGATAGAGTGTTATCAATTTACCGGTTATTGTATAAGATAAAATAGTACACGGACTAAATGCTATTTTACAAAATATATCTATATCATAATTAAGAGTTTTGAAAAGCTCTGTAAATGCTTTACTTGTAGCTCTCTTATTGACTCCGGCAATAGTACACTTTATCTTTTCACCGTCTGACGTAATATACTTTTTACAGCCCAGAGTCGCAAAATATGTATAGAGCTCCTCGTAATCAAAATAACCGATATTATAATCGTCAGAGTTATGTACTATTGTCTCAATAAAACGGTTATACTCCTCGTTCACTCTAACGGCGTTATGTATATCTCCGTAAACTTTCCAGCTATCTGTATCGCTGTATATAAGGCGTGCGTCCGTCCGTTCTATGAGATAGAGACCGTAACAAAATAAATTTAACCTTGAATAAGCTGTTATATATAAACCGTTTGTAAAATCTCTATATAATACTTTTGCGGTCACTCCGTCGTCAAGCTCATTTATATAATAGTCGTTAAGATTATCATAAGTTATGCGCGGGTTAAGTAACTTTTGCACGTTTATACCATATTGAGAATTGAGCTTATTTTTACTCCGGGCGTAATTGTCAGAGAGTAGCTTTTCCCTCTCTTCCTGAGGGAGTGATAATATATGCTCAATCTGTGCGTCCGAGTATATATACTCGCCTTTTTTATCGCAATAAAAATCTTTTTTATTGATTTTCTCACCGCGTGAGAGAGCGTGTTTTAGCGTGCTTTTTTCGTGGAGATATTCTCGCGTTGAGTTAGTAACATAAGGCATAAGCGGTCTAAATGTATGAGAATAATATATCTCGTCACACTCCACAACCTCAAAATTATAAAATTGTCTGAGTATAAAATAATCTATCTCGGTTACGTTTAGACGTGCGACTCTTGCCTTATATATACGTCCGTTATCAAGAGTCACTCCGGCCATAAAGTCACATTTACTCGCGGATATAGGTAATATAAGATTGTTTTTCCTTATTATAGGCGTTACGTTCCGGAGTGTCAAGTGCGCCATAAACGCAAACTCAAACGGTCTCGCGTAATTCCTGAGCGCCTCCATATAGTCGCTCGTGTTATTTAAGCTCTCTAAATGTTTAAAGAATTGTAAACCGTATGAGCCATTATAACGCTTGAAAAAACGCGGATATTCTCTGTGTAAAATTGTATCAATATAGCTTGATACAATATCAAAGCTCGCGACATTATGTAATACTCTATTTACATATAATGCGTTGGCGTGAGTGTAACCGCCTGAAAACGTGCGCTCCAAAAATTCTATATATGATTTACTAAATCTCTTTTGATATGCACAAAAACCGGCATAGTCTTTACGGTCACGTGAGCTATTAATATTTTGATTATTTTTTCTTGTAAAGCCTGTACTCGTGAGCGGTATATCCTTAACAGACTTAATATAACTCCACTTAGAGCACTCTTTTAAAACACCGAGTAGCGTCAGTCTGACGTCACGCTCGTTATACTCGTACTCTATCTCCGGCAATTCTGAAAAGCTGTAATATTGAGCCCTGTAATCTATTTCAAGTTTATTATATCCGAGGTTATCTCCTATATTTTTAAGTGGAGCGTTTAAGAGTCGGAATGAACATCTAAACTCAATATATTTAAGTCTGATAAATAACGGTATTCTGGGCTTGATAAAAAGTGCGTCGTTGTTGTCGAAATTCTCTATGACAAAAGATATATTTTTTATTAAATAGTCAAACTCATACGCTAAGTTATGACAATATATAATATAGCGCTTTTTTTCTCTCTGGCCTTTATCGTTCAGAGCCCTGAGGTATGAGTCTATCTCCTCAGCGGTCCGGCAAAAGTGCGCCGGACTCATTGACTTTAATATATCCTCATTAGAGTTATGATATAATTTAAAATCAACCGAGACAAAGCTCGATAGATATAGGCTCGTTATTGAGTCCGTCGTTGTTGTCTCAATATCAAAAGAATATATTATATCGGAGTAATTAATCTTTTGTTTTTTCATATCTAAGTCCCCAGAGCGTCGCCTTAAATATAATGTTAAAATATTTATTGATAACCTCGTGAGCTCCTTTTAAATGAATTGATACGTTACTCTGATTTATACCGAGCGTCCGGGCTATATCTGTTTGAGTCTGATTGTAACCGTAAGCAAGCGCGATAACGTCTCGCTGTCTGTCACTCATATCATTTAAAATGAGCGGGAGGAGTAAATAAAACGTTTTGCAAATTGCCTCTTTTTCTTCGTCATTCGGCGCTCTGTCGCTTATATAACCGTTGATATTATATGTACGGTATATCTCGTCAAATAGATTGTTACTTATATCCATAATTAAACCCCCTTATAGTCAATTCCTTTATAAGTAATTATAAAATATTGATTTATTTCACTACATTTAATACAAAATCTATCATCTTCAAAAAATGCACTGTCAGTAATTAGAATGTCGTCAATATCAGGAAACGGAACAGCTATTACTTTAACACTAAATAAATAAGAATATTGAATTATATCAATTAATAAATTATTTAAAGGGTGAATAACAATATAAATATCTTTTATATCACTCCACCTCTGTATATGTAATTTATTAAATAAATGATTAGGATAAGTAAACTGCCGTATTATATTTTCAATTCTTTTTAATGCTACTTTTTTATTTGTAATAACTACTTTTCTCGAAATATCTTTAATTAAAATATATTCATTTTTTGATTTATCCATTATTATATTTACCTCCGAGAATATCATAATATAGCATAGTTAATTGTTTATTGTTCTCCCTCAGAAGAGCCCGAGCGTGAGCGCGCTCGGACTGTCTGAGTTTTTCGTGTCTCCTGAGCTCGCGCCAGCGGGCCCGGTCTTTTTCGATTTTCATTATTAATAAGGTTATATTTACCGTTGTTAATAATAAAGAGTATAGAGTTACAGCTAAGTAACATTTTTCTGAAAGTGACATTTTATACCTCCTTTATTCTTCACAAATATATATAATGTTTTTAATATTTATTAATATTTTAATATCCTTAAAATGTGTATAACGAGCTGTTACTTCAACAAATTCACAATGACTATTTATAGAATCAATAATGCGCTTATAATCTTCATTATCAATATGAAAGTGAATATCGTCAATAAGTTTTATACCATACATTTATTATCCTCCTTAATATATAATTGATAATAACTCAATAGCCTTAGTATAGGCCTCATTATCTTTATAAATGCGTATACCGTCAATAATGATTGAGTCGGCGAGCTTTATATCTCCGATAGTACAGCACTGGTCCTCGTCGAGTACCTCGTAATACATATCGGTACAGGTCATATAGCTGTCAAGCTCTTCCTCTGAACGAGCGTTAATAATCATTATATAGCTCTCTGTATTATACATTTCGTTTTCATAGTAACATAATACTCTGTAATTTGTTCTGGTCATTTTTATACCTCCGCGCTTTAAAGAGTCGCCTCTGTAATTTCTTTATACACAATATACCATATATTTTGTATACTGTCAATAGCTTTTTGAAATTATTTTACAAAGTATACACGCGTCCGTGTGTTTCGTCCAAAAATATGGACTATGTTATAGCGTGGTGTGTAATGGGCTGTTTGGGCTGATGTGTTACGAGCTCCGGCGTGGTGTGTAGTGGTCTGTATGGGAGTTTTTGTCTCCGGGCGTGGCTCTTGTTACCTCGGTATCGTTCTCGCGAGCTCTGGCCGTCGTGCGTCGCGTGGTAATGTGTTATGAGTGTTGCGCGGAGTGGCTGGACCTTGCCTCGTGAACGCGGGCGGGGGGTGTCGGGCGGCTTATATTAACTCAGCGGGGCAA